ATCGATCAAATAGGACGATGATTAATACTTGACGCCCGAATGAGATCGTGAGGCCCTTCACTCCAGACTTTTTACAATTTCTTTTCAACTACAAACTTATAACGCCAAATCACATTAACGTAAAACACGCTTTGAAATACTTATAAACATACAAAATGTCAAATCCAATTATTTCAAAAGATAGATTTACAATTAATGACATGATTGCCCGTCACGGTATTGCTATGAAGCAGGATCTTATGGGGCTCCGTCGGTTAGCCGAAGGTGCTCCCCGTACGTTCCTCTCCTCTTTACCAGACCCGGACCACGAGGCGGCTAAGCTGTTGTTGGGCCGAGGAGTAAAGAGCTTGGACGTGAAGGATCAAAGTATTGATCTTTCATGTCTAAACGTGTATAAAGAGTCATGCCCTATCAGTACTCTACAATACGAAAAGGCTCAAATACATCCAGAGGCCACGAACCAAAAAGACGGAAAAGTAACCGTACGACGTAACTTTGGTAGAGTAGGCGCACAGGACGCTTTGTTGTCCTCAGCGGCGCTAGTAAAATACCCATTAGAAACGTTGGAAGAACTGCGCGACGCAACCGTATATACGTCAGGAACTCCCTCTGGTTTTTCAAATCGAATCAAGGAGCTTACAACACGGACGTGCAAGTCGGAAGGAAAACCCGCCTGGATAGCCAAAAACTTATCTAAGTTGCTACCAACAACAGAACTTCCTGATTGGCATGATGTTGAGGGGTTGATGGAGTCCATCAAACTCACAGCATCTGCGGGGGCCGGACCACCATATTGGGTGTCCAATCAAAAAGCCCTGCCAGCAATACTCGATGTGACATTACCTCTCGTGATGCGCCACATTGAGGAAGGAACTCTGGAAGTTCTCGCAAAGGAGCAGCCTGAGCTATTTATATCTGAACTCAAAAACAAAACAGACAGATATGCCATGGACGCGGTTAATGAGAAGACGAGGCCCTACGTCAATCAAGGAACCCATTTCTCCTTCCTGTTCAGCTGCCTTATGCAACCATTCTGCTCTGCATTGCAAACTTGGGATGAAGATGCCACTACAATGAATGCTTATGGATGGTCCATGGCTCGAGGCGGTATAAATCGTGTGTACGCTAAGGTAAAAACAATGCAGGACCTTGCAATACGGAAGAAAAACACCAAGTTCATGATTGGCCTATATGGAGATGATGCAAAACTCTTCATGGCCACCAAGGATGGACGAGTGTTCGCGGTCGACCCTGACTTCAAACAGATGGACGGTAGTGTGGATTTTGACACTGTCGTGGGAGTAACAAAGTGGATGTCAAACTCGTACACCGAACAACACGGGACAAGCCCGTTTTGGGACCGAGTTTTGGAATTATTGGCTATAATGGCCACACACCCCCCACTGATAGTCCAAGGACAAACAATATATAAGAAGAAGTCAAAGGACGGACTGCTTAGCGGAGCTGTAGGAACAACGTTGTTCGATACTGCAAAGTCGGCGCTAGCATATAATGATTTGATAAACCACCTGGAGACAAATCCGGAACATTTCTCGAATGAAGCATGGGTCACCAAATTCATGAAAGATAAGCACGGACTTGTAGTCAAGAAGGGGACATGGAGCCCGGAGGAGATAACACACCGTATGGAGCCAGTGCACGGAGAGTTGTGGACCACAAATAAATTCTTAGGAATGAGGTTCATGTGGCGCCAGTACAAGGTGCTTGACGAGGTCAAGTACACACTTGTGCCCTCACTTGACGAAACAGAGTGGTTAGATCTGATTTTGCACCCAAGAGACGAGATAAACACAGATGGATCAGTGCTTTCTTCTGTTGCTAAACAGAGAAAGTCGCTCGATAGAGCTCGCGGATACCTGGTGACAGGTGCTATATTCAATCAGGCTATAGCCCAAGTGCTATTTAAAACCATTGACATGGTCCCTGCAGCTGCAGTCCTAATGGCTGTTGCTAACGGGAACGGTAAAGGTGAAGCGCCTGCGGAATATCAAATAGTCGGTGAGGACTTCGAGTATCCGAACTCTGAAGGAATTCCCAATGAGGAGTGGGTAACTCGTCTGTATTCGGACGACACGCCAAACCCAGCACACTGGGTTTCTGTCTTTCCAACACTGCAGGAAAAGCTACAGCTTGCAAGAAAACCATGGAAGAAGCGACTACGCAATCTGGTTGAACTTGCGAGCCTTCCCGCAGATCCTCATACCACGGTAGCTGTAGCCTCATATGTGCCCCCAGGCGAAGCAAACTTGCCTGTTGTGGCCACGTCATTTTCAGCGAAAGAGAAGGTCAAGGACGTGCCACCCCTTGGTAAAACAAGTGGAGCACCTCAGTCTCGCAAGGCATACCTATTTGCAAAGCTAGAACGAGATGGATTTGGTGACCTTCTGAGGCCGCAGAGAGCTGTGGAGCAAGCCAAACCTAAGAACGCAATGCCCACTATAAAACAGCAACACTGGGTTGTTATTGATGAAACGGAGGCCGACGTATTTCGCATTATGGTTGATGTCAATTTTGACGCGCTCAGCAAGTACGTGATGCCCCTAACACCAGCACAGCCGGACTTGAATTGGCTTAACTTCATTGACCCTAGAAACAGAGGAGTAGTGAAGTTTAAGACAAAAGTCATACGATATGACAAGTTTGAGGACACAGTAACGCCTGTTGCATTCAAGAGAATAGCAGCAGTCATGACATATCCTGATGGCGATGTAGAACTCGCAAGTACGGAGACGTATAGAGATGCAGCGCTAGCACGCAAAGCTATAACTTTCAAGATCTACGCTACGATGAGTAATATGGTCGAGGCAGGTAAGATAACTACCCGCAGTGTGTTCAAGAAGAAGGGAGAGGAGGGAATAATGTATTCAGTTCCTCTTGCATATACAAAAAAGGACGAAGAGGAAGCTACGCCAGAAAAAGCAGGTTGGGTGTTGAACGTATCAGTTACGGAGAATCTTGAGCAACAAGAACAGGCTCGTGAGGAGGAGAAAGATCCCTATGAGTTGGGTCTTCTGGACCGCAGACAAGAGTTAGTTAGATTGTTGGAAGAAATTGACAAATTCATAAGCATGCAAAGTAAAAATAGTACAGATGGACAAAAGAAAAATGAGAAACCAAAAGAGCAGAAGCAAGGCACCGCAGCCACAACAGCGCCGAAAACAAAAACAGAAACCAAGAGTAGTAAACATAACCGCCGGGGCACCCGTAACGGGAAAGGAAACCCTCCTAGCCCTCAAAGTGGCGGCAAACGCGACGACATCATCTTACATTAAGACATTTACACTGGTTGATGCCTCACCTATACTTAAGAAGTACGCTACCATTTATGATTCTTACAAAATCAAATCTGTAGCGTACCGATTTGTCACTGATGAAGCATCTACCAAATCTGGCAACGTATCCCTAGGTATAGACTACGGAAAACCTCCGTCGTCTCTTTCTAGGGATTCGGTATGTAAGTTGACCCCACATTATACAGGACCTATTAAAAAGAATTCACCGTGGGTTGAGGTATCCAACAGATTCTTCAACCCCAATTTAGTGCGATATGTCTCAGACACAGATACAAATACTGCACCATTCTCGCTATGTATTCTTCTGTCATGTGAACCGACAGGAGCAGAACGCACTCTAGGTGCTTTGGAAATAAAGTACTCGTTAGAGATGCTTGGATTGCAACCATAGGATATAGCGGGAGTAGGCAAGATAAAAGTAAAAGGAGGAACTCCTAATGTGACCCTTTCGTCACAAACCTCAGCAAATTACTACACTGACTCGACAGGAATTCACTTAGATCCGCCGACAGACCCCCAAAGGAAGATCTACCTGTACGAAGAGACCTTTGAGCAGACTGTTGAGGTAGAAGCCTCTGACGACAGCGGAGTGATAGGTGCTCTAACCTCCTATCACGACCCTAGTTCATACGGAGCAACCTACGAGCCAATGGATGTACCCGATTTCAATTTGGATAAATCCACAGGCGATCTGGCTATCATAGCCATGTCACCCACGTTCTCTCCATTCGCGAAAAACTGGACAAAAATGAGAGTCTTGGATGCAGTTTCGATCAAATGGCGAACTAATTTCGTCATTTCTCAGGGTGGGTTTACTAGCCTAGCCTGTGCTATCAAACCTTCCAAGGACTATACAGTTATGTGGACAGGTCAACCTCTGGTTGACACTTATCTGACTCGAGCAGGCAAGTATATGGTGTCTGCCCTAGTCGATGTGATATTCACATGCAAAGGAGCCAAACCACTTGTCTTTGATCTCGAATGGCAATTGCATTTTGGCAGCCATTGGAGAGATGGATGGAATTTCATAATTGACACAGCCATAACGGCCGTGTCTAATTCCTGGTTCGATTTCTCCATGACACCACTTATGCCAGTAAGAAAACCTCGTGAGTTCCCACACAGGGTTCGAAAGAGAGATCTTAACGCACCCTTCCCGCCTATGACCCCGCCTGAACCCGCACACACACAGTTCTATTTTGTGGATGATTACTATTCTGACCTAGGCTCAACCCCTTGACATGAA